ATGACTTGCTCGGTGCGGAACAAACCCGATGGCTTTGCACCGTTAAGCATGATGAAGTTGGAATAGAGATCAATATCCTGATCTAAGGAGACCAACTCGACAGCTTGCAAACGGTTAAACGAACTGGAGCCTTGCCACGGCTCAGACTTCGTGTGCATCACCTGAAAATACTTAAGCGGCTCGTCTTTATTGAAGCCGTAAGACGAGCTGGTAAGCGTGTAAAACGGATAACGAGTCTCTGAGATCCTCGGCACGATGAGCGTCGAGTCTAAGACGTACATCTCGAGCGGAATCTGTGTCGGTTCCTGTGCGTCTTTCCTCCAGAGTAATACGAAAGTCTCACCGGCAAGCTCATGCCACATTGTGAACTGATACCAAAACTCGTATTGGCTTTGGAAGTTGTTAGGATTCGCAAGAAGGTTAAGAACGCTTGCAGCTCGGCTCTTTTCACGCTCAGGAACGCTCGGATCGGTCTGTGTGTCCACAAACGTGCCATCAGGCTGTTTAGACATGATCTTGACGGGCAATTGAGCAAGAGAACGTGCTTTTGCCCCTACGCAAGCCATAACCGTCGAGTTTCTAGCAAGTGTCGTTATATCGACAGTTCGCCCTGCTTCGTTAACCGCAGAGGTCGTTACGTACAGTAATTGGTTAGATCCGTAGCCCTGCCCCTTACCGCGGAGCATGACGTTGTTTCCGAGGACAGTATTTCCAAATAAGGAGTTACTTTCGGCCTTTGTTTTACGCTTAAATACGTCGAATAAGCCCATTTTTATCCTCAAAAGACTCTGAATCCGTACGATTCAGACGGCATCGGATTGTCTAGACTACAGTGCATCGCAATAATCAAGGCAATAATCCCGTCAACCTTAGCGTGACGGTCCACACCGGCTTTCTTGACTTTGATGTTGCCTTGAACGTCTGTAAACACTTCGCAATTGCCCAGTTGATGTCCTAAGAATGGGTTTCCGTCGTGTCTGATTTTGTGGCTTAGAATGAGTCGCTCGACATGCTTCGACGGGTTAGAAAGCACCGCCATTCCTTGACCGACTTTCTTAACTGGCATTCCGACTTCGTACAGCCTTGCTACTAGAGCGGCAGCATTATAAGCGTCGTAGCCTACTTCTTTTATGTCGTATTTCTGGCTTTGCTTGACAATATACGCTGAAATCTCTCTATCGTCCATCACGTTACCTTCGGTGATGTGCAAGATCCCCGAATTGATTGCTTGTCTAAAGATGTCCTGATAGTGAGTTGGCAATAACTCAAAGCCATCTTCGGGAAGAAAGAATTTCCACTCGGCTTCGTAATCGTCCTCTGCAAACCTCTTTAACGTACAAACCGCGTTTAGATCTCGTGTGGCTGCTAAGTCAAAACCGATAAATACCGCTTCGGGTTCTCTCTCTGTCAGACCTACGGATTCATCCCAATGTGTCCTATCGACCCACGCAGTTTCGGCAGATACATAGACGTTAAGCGTCTTACAGAGAAACTCATTGAGCGCAGCGGGTTTAATCTTCGCTTCTTCGCATCGCGCAACAATCGCGTCGTGCGAAACCGAGATATTGTGCATCGGGTTAGCTTTAGCCCATACCTTTTCGTCTCTCCAATCGTCACCGGCATCCAAAGAGTAAAGAAGGCCAAACCATCGAGGATTGTCAGGAACATCCTGATGAAGGATATGCTCCATCACCTGAAAGTCCTCGAAAAACTTTGTGTCTCTCGTAAAGCTCGCAGTCGTAATGTATAGCCGAAGAGGATTAAGCCGAGATACCATTCCTGAGTGCAAGACCTCAATCGCATTCCTGTCGACAATCTGGCTCGCCTCGTCAATGATCGCGCACGAAGGGTTGAGCCCGTCTCCGGTCTTTTTAGTGTCTCTGGAGAGAGCTTTCATCATGCTCTGGCTGTCGCCGTTCTTCACAATCGTGAACTTGCCGAGAATGAAGAGCCTCGAGATCTCCTGCGGCAACGTTTCGACAAAGCCCTTAGCCGTCGTGAACACGATTGACGCTTGATCGCGGTTTGTAGCGAGCGTGTAGACCTCTGCGCCGGCTTCCCCGAAGGCTAGCTCGTAAAGAGCAATAAGAGCCGTCAGCGTCGATTTACCAGCCTTTCTGGGGATGTAGACAATGACATCCTGCACCATCCGTTTACGACGGTCTTTCTTGTGCCTGAAGCCGTAGATCGCGCAGGCAATAAGAATCTGGAAAGGCTCAAGGCTTACAGAGTATCCCGCCCACTGTCCTTTGACATGCTTACAGAGACCGGCGAACTGTAGAAAGTGATTGACCGGGCTAGGATCGAAAACCCATTCCCACTCCTTGTTTTCTATGTGATTAAGAAACCGCTGGCAGGCTAGGCGAACATTCCGACAAGCGTCGATCTCGCCTTTTACGATGCCGACAGCGTAAGCAATACCATCTTCTATTCTCATGTGCCGAACTTAGGTCCTGCTAGGAATTCGCCCATCTTAGAGCCATCCTCAAGTTTGTTTGCCGCCAATCGAGACCGAGGAGTAAGCCCCATCTCGTTCATCAGCTTGATGGAGTTTTCCATCGCTTTGTTTGCCAGACTGATGTAAGGATTCGGAGCGTGAGTTTTTCCGCCGTTAGTCTTAACAACTAAAGGATGTTTTGCCTGCTCTTTCCTTGCGTCGATGTAGAGCTGGAGCTGATCGGCAAGCATCATGAGCGTGTGCCTATCCTGATCCGAGCCGATACCGTAGACATCGAACAGATAGTCGGCGGTCTCTTTTACAAACCTCTCTCTATTAAATAAAGCCGGGTTGTCTGCCCACTCGGCAAACGGAACCCTAATCTTTACCTTTTCCGGCAGCGGGATGCCTGTGTTCTCTCCCTTTGTGCCGTGTACTAAATGAACTTCAGGTGGATATTTCCGCTGCATTTTCTAGCCTCGCTTTCTGTCCGGTGAATTCTTCCCATCGCTTGACGATGACATCGCAGTATTTTGGGTCTAGTTCCATCATTCGACAAGATCGACCTGTTTTCTCGCAGGCAATCAAAGTGCTGCCGCTGCCGCCAAACAAATCAAGAACAGTGCTTGAGTTGCCGTATTTAGCAAAGCACCATTCAGCCAACGCAATCGGCTTTTGGGTAGGATGTATGCGTTTTTGGCCATGCTCACTTGCTTTGACCATGCCATGCCACATGTGCCGAAAAACATCAACTCGCACGCCACCATTGATGAACGCCAACTCAGCGCCAGAAAATGTGTCGCCCTCGCGCTGCTTGTCCCACACTAGCCAGCCGTGACCGTCAGGTAAAGCGCTAGGGTAGTAGTTTGCACCCCAAAATATCATTGGTGCTTTTGGCCATTGACCAGCGCACAGACGGAATGTGTCAATAGCAACGCTAACATCTTCATCACCTAATATTTGCCCAAAGTCGTTGCCATTGGCAGCAGCAGTGATGCCCTTGCCGCTGTGCGCTATGCCATACGGCGGGTCGGCAAAAACCATGCCGGGTTGTTCGCTAGCCATTAGTCTATCAACCGCATCCACGCTCGTACTATCGCCGCACATAAGCCTATGCTTGCCTAATATCCAAATGTCCCCAGGCTTTGTAATAGGCTCATCTGGAGGCTCAGGGACAGCATCCTCGTCGGTCAATCCTTCGTTTACAACCTCGGGTTCAAGTGCGCTTATTTCCTCTTCACCGAAGCCTGTAAGACTTAAGTCTAATCCCTCAAGCTCCAACTCCTCCAACTCCAGACTGAGCAACTCGTTGTCCCATCCGGCATTTAGGGCTAATTTGTTGTCAGCGATGATCAGCGCCTTCTTTTGAATTTCGGTCAAATGCGATAGCTCTATTGCCGGGATTTCCTCGAGGCCCAACCGCATCGCAGCCTTAAGCCTGCCGTGGCCAGCAATGATTCCTTTTTCGCCGTCGATCAGGATCGGGTTAGTCCAACCGAACTCTTTTATCGACGCAGCGATCTGCGCAACTTGCTCGTCTGAGTGCGTTCGGGAGTTCCTTGCGTAAGGGGTGAGATCCCCCACGCGAGTCATGACGACTGAGGGAATTCCCTGTTTTTTTGTCCTACCCATCCTGTTTTATCCTTTTGCAGAAAGTTGAG